GGTGTCAACGTAAAAGGAACTTATGACCTTGTACTTGACGATTGTGTTGACGATATAAAGTCTGCATCTGATTGGTCATACAAGAATAAGTTTGATTCATTTGAATCAGTAGCTAATGGAGATAGCTTTGGTTATGTAGGTCAACTCGTTGGTTATGCGAAAGCGAGTGGTAAAAACATAGGTGGTTGGTGGGTAGTGAACAAGTCTAACGGACAGTTCAAATATGTATCAGCAGGAAATGCAGATACCACTTACGTCTTAGGTAACATAGAGAAGACCATTAAACAAGCCAATGCTAAAGATTTAGTGAGGTGCTTTGAGCCTGAAGCAGAAACCTTTAGAGGTAAAGCTACAGGTAATCTTGTTCTTAATAAGAACTGCACCTTCTGTGACTTTAGATATAGTTGTTGGGAGACTCTACAAGAGTTACCTGCACAGAAGTCACAAGCTAAAGAACCTAAGATGGTTCAATATGTTAAGCTAGGAAAGGAGAAAATAGCATGAGTAAATCATTAGATGAATTAAAATCTGACATCGAAGAGATGGAGAAGCAATTAGCAGAAGCAAAGAAGCAGTATCGTGATATGCGTACAGCAGGTTTGCGTGATGCTATGGAAGCTAGAAAGGTAGCTGAAGAAGCTGTAAAGGAAGAGTTAAAGAACTTAGGTTATCAGACTTCTTATAGTCCTTTTACAGGAATAACGTGGCGAAACTTCTAAGTGTCTCCTCATAAGGCATATCGTGCAGCCTTAAAGCATGGGTATAGGAGTGGACTAGAGCATAAGGTATCTGTTTATCTTACGGAACGTAAACATAAGTATGGTTACGAGTGTCTTAAGATTGAATGGGAAGACCTAGCCTACCGAACCTATACCCCTGACTTCATATTAAACAATGGGATTATCATTGAGACAAAGGGAAGGTTTCTTGCAGGAGATAGACGTAAACATCTAGCTGTCAAGAAGCAACATCCAAGATTAGATATCAGATTTGTCTTTGAAAATAGTAGACGTAAGTTAAGTAAGGGTGCTAAGTCTACGTATGGTCAGTGGTGTGACAAGTATGGATTCAGATATTATGACAGAGTAATTCCTGAAGATTGGTTGAAAGAAAAAGGCAAGAATAAACATCCAAAGATAATTAAATTCACAGGTAAAAAAGTAAGGAGATTAAAATGATTAATGATAGATACTTAGAAGACGAAGACTTTGTTATACAAATAAAACCTCATATAGATAGTAAGGGTTGGACAGGTGATGTGTCACTTAGTATAATGGTAGGTAAAAAGAATCCATTAAATGATGAAGACTTTGAAGCTATGTTAAACTTTACTAGGCAGATATGTGCTACTGTTCCTTTGATGGAGCAGAATAAAATCTTCAGAGATGCAGTTGAAGAAGAAGCTAACAAGCATCTACCTATAGAAGATGTGTTTGATATACCTGATAATAAAAAAGATAGTCGAGTCACAGAAATAGATGATAATATAATACATATTTCTTTTGGTAAAGATGAGACTAAGCATTGACAATGGCACAAGAAGCATATATAAAAGACATGAGACACGTTGAATATATGAAATATATGGCAGAAAAGGAGAAACAGGCTATGGCACAATCAGACAATACAGAAATGCAAGATATGGTTAATAGTCCTATTCATTATAACAAAGCAGGTATTGAAACTATTGATGCCTTAGAAGCTATGTTAGTTGATGGGTTTGATTATTACTTACAGGGTAACATAGTTAAATACTTATGGAGATTTAGATACAAGAATGGTGTAGAAGACCTCAAGAAAGCACAGTGGTATCTGAATAAACTCATTGAGGTTCACGATGATAAGAGTTAAGATAATGATGACAGTATCTGTAGACCCTGAAGAGTATGCTGTACCTGCCGATGGCATGGTCAGCGAAGAGATTGAAGAATACGTAAGAGAAGCCTTCCATGAAATAGAAGGTGTTGAGATTAAGAATATGAAACTAGTTAGTGAGGAGACATAAATGATACAAAACTATTTACCTACCGACTACCAAAACTTTATAGCACTCTCTCGCTATGCACGGTGGAAGGATGATAAACAACGTAGAGAGAATTGGGGTGAGACTGTAGACAGATACTTTGACTATATGGATAATCATTTAGTTAAGAATCATAATTATACAGTTAGTAAAGCTCTAAAAGAGAAGCTTACAGAGCAGATACTATCTCTAGGTGTGATGCCTAGCATGAGAGCCTTAATGACAGCAGGACCTGCCTTAGACCGTTGCCATGTGGGTGGTTACAACTGTAGCTATATACCTGTGGATAGTCTACGTTCATTCGATGAGTGTATGTACATACTTATGTGTGGCACAGGTGTTGGTTTCTCTGTAGAACGTGAGAATGTAGACAAGCTACCTATAGTCAATGAACACTTTGAGGACAGCAGTACTATCATAACTGTTGGTGACAGCAGACCCGGATGGGCAAAGGGATTAAGAGAACTTATTGCTATGCTATATGTAGGGCAAGTACCTACTTGGGATGTATCACAGGTCAGACCAGCAGGTGCAAGACTAAAAACATTTGGTGGTAGAGCATCAGGACCTGCACCATTAGTTGACTTGTTTAAATTTTGTATACAGAAGTTCAAGGGTGCTAAAGGTAGAAGACTATATCCTATTGAGTGCCATGACCTTATGTGCAAGATAGGTGAAGTTGTAGTTGTAGGTGGTGTGCGTAGGTCTGCACTTATATCACTATCTAATTTAGGTGATGACCAATTAAGACATGCTAAATCAGGAGAATGGTGGGATGAACCTGATAAAAATATAAAGAGAGAAGGGCAGAGAGCATTAGCTAATAACTCTGTAGCTTATAAAAACAAACCTGAGATGGGTACATTCATGCGTGAGTGGACATCCTTATATGAATCTAAGTCAGGAGAACGTGGTATCTTTAATAGACAAGCTGCCAAAGTTAAAGCATTAGAGAATGGCAGACGAGATGCTAATTATTACTTTGGTTGTAATCCATGTTCAGAGATTATACTTAGACCTTATCAGTTTTGTAATCTTACAGAGGTAGTATGTAGAGTTACAGATACTTTAGAATCCTTGAAAGAAAAGGTACGTATGGCTACTATACTTGGTACATTTCAATCTACCCTTACTAACTTTAAGTATCTACGTAAGATATGGAAAGATAATACAGAAGAAGAAAGACTATTAGGAGTTTCCCTAACAGGTATACTTGACTGTCCATTATTAATGGCTGATAATCCTGAATTAGAATCTGTACTAAATCAACTAAGACATGTAGCAGTAGAAACTAATAAGAAGATTGCTAAAGATTTAGGCATACCTCAGTCAACTGCTATAACATGTGTCAAACCTAGTGGTACAGTTAGTCAACTAGTTGATAGTGCTTCAGGTATACATGCAAGACATAGTGATTACTACATTAGAACTGTACGTGGTGATAACAAAGACCCACTCACACAGTTTATGAAAGATAGTGGCATACCTAGTGAGCCATGTGTTATGAAGCCTGACAGCACAACTGTGTTTAGCTTTCCTATGAAATCACCTTCAGGTGCTATCACTAGAACAGCTATGTCAGCTATTGAACAGCTAGAATATTGGCTTATGTTTCAAAGACATTGGTGTGAACACAAACCTTCTGTCACTGTATCTGTCAAGGAAGATGAGTGGATGAAGGTAGGAGCATGGGTATATGATAACTTTGATGAAGTATCAGGTATATCGTTCTTACCTTTTAGTGACCATACATATGCTCAAGCACCTTATCAAGATATAGTAGGTAAAGAATATGAACAAGCCTACAAGAATATGCCTACTTCGATTGATTGGTCTAAGTTGGCAGACTACGAAAAAGAAGACACTACTAGTGGTGGTAGAGAACTAGCTTGCACAGCAGATGCGTGTGAGATGGTTGACATACAGGCTAGTTAATGTTAGAAGGTGGTCAATTACTTTGGTGGCAATGGTGGTTATTAATAGCCATTTCCATCAACACAACAATCAACTTAATAGTGTTCTTCAAAGGTAGAAAGTTGCACATACGAGAAATGTTACATCTGAAACCTAAGAAAACAAAAACCCTAACTCCACGAAAGGAGAATTAGAATGAGTGTATTAGAACCATGTGTAGAAGACAGAAAAAAGTTTGACATAGATTTAGAGTATGGAAAAGTTAGAGAGAAGTTTGTAGCTGAGATGTTGCAAGATAAAAAAATAGAAGTTAAAAGTGAAAGGGGTATGTGGAAGAATACAGGTAATATAGCTATAGAATATGAAAGCTATGGCAAGCCTAGTGGCATTAATGCTACGGAAGCTGACTATTGGTTTCATAATTTATGTGTAGGAGAAGATACCTTTTGCACATTAGTATTTAAGGTAGCATCTTTAAAAAAGATAATAGCTAACTTAGATTATAAGAGAACAGTTTCAGGTGGAGACCATAATGCATCAAAGATGTATCTGTTGAATCTACAAAAACTATTCTCATCTGATGTAATAAAATCGTTTAAAGGAGCATAATATGAGAGAGATGATACTACAAGCACTAAAGAGTAAAATATCAGGACAGATAAATGGTCATATAGCTAATATAGAAGCCATGATGACTAATCCTGTAGGGATAGGAGACCATCCTTCTATTGTGGAGACTATAGAAAAAGAGTTATCCTTATTAGAACATGAGAATGGTAAATTAAATAACTTAGTAAGATTTTTTGAAAGGAGACAAGATGAAGCCATTGAAGAACAGAAAACGCAATCCAAATCTAAGTAAGTACGATGCACCTTTAAAGATACAATTTGCTAAAGGTGTAGGAGATTTTAAGAGAGGAAGATTGACTAATCCGTATAACCTCAATACTATGCAAGCACGAGAGTGGGAGAGAGGTTTTAATATCTCCTACTTTCAAAGATTAGAAAGGGTCAAGCGAGATGAAGCTAGAAGAAGAAGCGAGAAAATACATGCAGGATAAACTTTTTATTAATGAAGTTATCACCCCTGATTTGTATGAGAATCTAGCAGGAGAAACTGCAATCTTTCCAAAAGAAAAAGCCTTAGAGTATTTAGCTCTAGGCTTGACTAGTGAAGCAGGTGAGGTTGCAGGAAAAGTAAAAAAACTTATACGTGATGGGGATGATGTGGAAGGCTTTGAGATGAAGAAGATTGCCATAGCATCAGAAATAGGTGACGTACTTTGGTACTGTGCTATGATGGCAAAGGAAGTGGGAGTTCCCTTGAATACTATTATGCAGGAGAACTTAAAGAAGTTACATGGAAGGAAGGAACGTGGAACACTATCAGGTTCAGGAGACACACGTTAGAATTACTTTTGTTTAAAAACACCGGGCACGGTTGGTCTAGTATAAAATTCATATAATTTTGTATCACTATCTTTTAGTCGTTCTAGTATAGAAAAAGCTCTTACAAATTCTTCATCTTTAGCTAAATTACCTGATACGGTTTCCAGTGGTTTTGACCAACCGTCTCTTTTTAACTCTTCCCTATATCTATAGTTCAAAAATTTCTGTGTGTCTTTAGGTAAATCATAAAACTTAGCCTTGTGTATTCTTACTATCTCTTCATCATCAATAGAAGAGTTAGGGTTAAGCACCATATCTCTAGCTCGTTGTCTATAGTTATGTATTTCACGTTTTAAATTCAAACGTTTTTCAAAGTCTGAAGGTAAGTTTTTATAATCATCACCTCTTAAATAAGAAGTAATTTCTTTTTCCACAAACTTCGCCATAAAACCTCTAGATTTATTGCTTAAACTACCATCTAATTTTATTCTTCTAGGAGCATAGTCAAAGTAATCTAAATTTAATCTAGTTAATTCTTTTTCAGCTAATGTCTTTTCTTCTTGTTCAGATAAACCTAAAGATAATTTTAGTAGTGGGTTAGTCATTGTAGTACCACCTGACCTAGTGGGTCTTTCAGATACACCTGTTCTATCAGGACCAACTCCAGTGTAACCTAGTAATCCATCAACATTAGGGTCAGTTGTCTGTGGAAAAGAACGTGTAGCTTGTTTCATAAAATAACCTAACAAACTCACATCCGTATTGTCAGGAACTTTTCTAAAGTCAGGGTCTATAGTAGCTACTAAATCCTTTATAACACCTGCACCAACAGTAACAGTATTAACAGTGTCAGCTAAAAAACGAACTAGTGGCTCTTGCCACTGCTCTTCGCCTATATTAATTCCATTTAATCCCATATCTAAAGCAGAATCTATAAATTGTAAGCCTGTTCCACCCCTGCCTTGCCCACCTGTTAGAGCATAGATTAAATCTCTCTTAGAATAACCTACATCTTTTGCTATACGAGGATTTTGTTTTATTAAAGTATCAAACTCCATATCACCTATATTTAGTTTATATGTTGTATCATCTAAGTTAGGTAATAATTTATACATATAATCTGCGGCAACAGCAAATGCAGAGAAAGGTCCTAAGTTGGCACGAGCATCATAGTATCCGTTACTTTTTAAAGGACCCATCTGTGGTGTATTATACTCAAACGCAGTAGTATTCTCATCACCTAAGTTAGCTCTCATCTGTAGCATTGCGTATAAGGTAACTAAACCACCTAGCTGTTTACCAAATCTTTCTGCTGTATCCGTCTTATTTAATATACCTGCTGTGTTTATCATTCCTAACACAGGAGTATGTTCATATATAAACCTAAATTGATTTACAAGATAACGAGGAAAAGGAGTGACAAAAGAACCCGGAACTGTAGAGCCTGCTTTTATTATATAGTCAAAAGTATCATTAGCAAAACCACCTTTACCTTTAAATTTACCTGTTTGATAAGTAAAATCTAATGCTCGACTTGCTGCTTCTGATATTGCTTTAGGGTCAATACTACCAAACTTACCTGAAGTTAAAACATCTTCTAACCTTTGACCTGTGTTTCTCTGTATAATACCATCTAGTTCACGTGAAAAAATAGCACGTTTAAACATATTATCACTCATGGTGTTTAAACCATTAAAGAATCTAGCTACACCAATAAGACCACCATCTGCTCCTGTTGCTAATCCTACATCTCCCATTTCTCTAAATAGTTCTTTTGCCTGTTCTGACCTACCAAAAGCAGGGTCTTTAAATAATCTAACTAAAGCTTCTGTTTTTGTACTATTCATACCTAGAACTAAATCTTTTAGAAACACAGCTTGTCTAGCATTTCTTAGTTGGGCAACTCCTGTACGAACAGCTTTATCAGCTTCTTCTTTGAGTACTTTATCGGAAGAGTTTTTAATCCTATATATACTGCCCTTTGCAGTATTGTACAAACCAGCACCTAGATTATCTAATGCATAAACATAGTTACGCATATATCCATTAGTAGTATTACGTGCAGTAGTAGCAAGTTGTATAGTCATCATTCCTATACGTGCTTTATTTAGATGTGTAATGCCTTTTCCAATAGAACTCATACCAAAAACAGCTTGGTCATTAAGTACCTTTCTAGCTTGAGATGTAAAGTCACCCATCTCATACAAGGCAGCATCTATTTTGTTCATTTTTTTAAACAACTCTTTTTGTTGCTTTTTAAGTATTCCTTGACTTCCTAAAACTTTACCTGCACGAGATATTTCTTCTGCATATAAATATCCTAGTTGCTCAACTGTAACATTATGGTCTTTTAAAACTTTTCCTAAAGAATCAGGAGATATGCTTCCACTTGTTATACCTCTAGTAATACGAGAACTAAATCTTTCTTCTAAGTCATCCTTACTACCTTTTATTACTTGTGTGCCATCCTCTTTGAATCTAGGTTCTATTAAATGATAAACTCTAGCACCTGCCGCAGCTATATTCTCTAATTGTTTTTCATCTAAGGACACACTCATGCCCTTACTATTAACACCCCAAACTTCGTCTTTAGTTATTTCTTTTTTAAGTTTTTTACCTTCCTCTAATTCTTCAGGTATAGTTTTTGCAAGAGATAATTTTTTCTTTAAATCTTTAGCCGATTCTTTAACTGCTTTTAATTCAGGGTCAGACATACCTTTAGCCTGACCTAAAAATACTTTTTTAGTATACGTTGAGTTAGCCTTTAATATCGCTTTCTTCTGTGCTTTAATAGTGTTAATGGCTATTTTTTCTGCACCAAACGAGGACAAGGCTTGTTTAGTTCCTGTAACACCCCCAACTAGACCACTAGCTACAGTACTTATAGCAGCTCCTGTTCCTACGTTAGTCCAATCAATTTCATCTTTACCATCTATTGTTTCTACACGTGTTTGTTCTTGGGCAGCTATTGTACCACCTGCAGCCACAGAATCTACTGCCGCAGAACCTATTGCTCCACGCAATCCACCTTTTTTTAAAGCTTGTCTTATGCCAAATTTAATGCCTTGTTGTGCGGCTAATGCACCTGCTTTTCCTGCACCAAATGTAAATATACCTGCATAGGTAGAAGGAGCACTAAATACTCCCCCTAAGTAATCTTTTGCTGCTTCCCACCCTAAATCAGAATCCATTCTGTCAAACGTATTCATAAGTCTACCCATACGTTCTCTACCTGCATCATCTGTTTCAGTTTGAGCATAGATTAAATCACGTGAAGCAGTGTACTCATTTACATTTTGATAACGAAAATGTTCCATATAAGCATCATAAGCATCTTCAGCTTTTAAAATATCATCTGCTTTATACCCACCTCTGTCAATTAAAAAAGTTTGAGCATCAGTTATAAACTGTTCATTCTCTAACAGCTTCTCTCTTGTTAACTCTTTTTTATCTAACTTAGAGTAATTTTCTACAGTAGCTACTGCCATGTTATTATAAACCTTGTTCTTTTAATTTTTTATTTAACATGTCTAATGCTACTTGGTCAGAACCAAAATTTTTCTTAGCTGTTAAGATAGCTAACTGTTGGGCACTTCCTGATAAAGTCATTATATTAGCTATAGTGCTAGGAACTTGAGCCTTTAAATTACCTGTAATAGAACTAGTTACTTGTTTATTTTGTGCTGTAGATGAACTTGAAGAACTAGCTCCTATTGTAAATAATTTTTGGTCACTTAATTTTATAAAAGATTTACCGAAGGCATCCTCTGAACTTTCTATAACAGGTACTAAATTTTTTGTTATGGCATTAGTTATAGCTAGGTTTATATCTACCGAATTTATATTATGTATTTTTCTAGCTTCCTGTGCAAATTTAGTTAAATCAGCAGTTTTTTCAAGTGCGTGTTCATACATATTTAACGCATCAGCAGCCTTTGTAAAATTGCCAGAAATATCATATGCACCTTTTATACCATGAACACTAACAAAATCTTTTTCTATCCTTTTACCAACTGCCTTTATTTCAGAATCACTGTAATCAGACTTTTGGTTATTCATATAAGTTAAATAGTTAGCTTCTGCTGCTATTTTTATACGAGATGCTTTATCTACTTTACCATCAGCTAGAAATGTATTAGCTACTCCCATTAATCTTTTATATTCTTCATCAGGTTTTATACTATAACCTATTTCATAATTTTCTATTTCGTCTGTTGCAGTCAAAGCTTCAGGCACGTCTTGTAAAGACGAAGTTGTTAACTTGCCTACAGTTGCATCTGTCTCTTGCATTACTGCTTTTTGTATCCAATTTTCACCACCAAATAACTTAGATACACCACCACCTACACCCTTCATGGATTCACCGCTACCTATTTTCATTGCAGGAGTATAAAAATTGGCTAATTGTTGTAACGTAGTACTAGGACCTACCCTTTCAGATAGTTTAAAAATTTGACTAATAGGTTTACCGCCTGCTAAGGCTTTAGTATGCAGACTGTTTATTATAGAAGCACCTTCATCATATCCAAATTTATCTAAAATATATTGAGCTTGGTCTGTACCCCCAGCCTTTTTAGCCAAACCCTTTAGTTCTCTAAGATACTTTTCATTCTCTTTTCTATATCGAGATTCTTCTTCTTCACCTCTAGCTATTCGTTTCTCTGCTAGTTTAGATTTAAGTTGATTGTCACTATCTAAATATTTTGTAATGGATGCATTAGCACTCTTAGAAAAACCTTCTGCAAAACCTTGAAAGAAATTTTTATTTAACATTATCCTCTCCTCGCCATTAACCCTTTAGGCTCTTCTTCTTCTTCAACTACAGGTTCTTGCATAGGAATATCCTCTATATCTTCATCCGTAGTTACTTCTTCCTCTTTCATCTCTTCTTTTAAATCCTGCAATGCTTTTGCTATTACAGCCTTACTTGGTTGATTTTTAGTTTCATTTTCTAATCCTGAATTATATTTAACATCGTTCTTGTCACCTATTAACATCATCATTTCAATTAGTATAGGAGTAGCTAATAAACCTGTGTCTACACTATGCTTACCTTCCATAACACCTGCTAACTGCATTGAGTTAGCTACGATAGTTAATGGAATATCCATTTCCATAATAGCTAGTAAAGACTGTTCAAAGTCTTCTGATGCCATTCTTGTAACATAGTAATCTATAACTTCATCAATAGTAGTGTATTGTGCAGGTTGTTGCCAAGGTCTAGCACCCAATTCATGTGTTAAAGACATTCCCGGAATAGGAGCATCTAATTTAGGCTCTATCATCATTTCCATTAATTTTATTCCTAGTGTTATTTAACAAATCCCAACTTTCTTTAACAATAAAAACAGGTTGGTTTTTCTTATCGTTTGTTTTTCTCATAAAGTTTTTAACAGGAGCTAGTAATCCCTTTCCTTTAGAAGTAGTTTCTTTCTTTTGTTCAGGAAGGTTTCTTAATGAGTGATATATATTTTTACTATAGTTATTTATCATATTACTTTATCCATAAATTTTTTGAGTATGCTTTTAACCAAAGGCTTAGTTTTGATAAACTTAGCAAAAGCTTCACCATAATTTAAGTACATCCAATGTAACCATCTAGGTGAATCTTCTAACATCCAATATCTAAATTTAACCCATCTTAAATCTGATACACCATAAACTTCTCTAGCAACCCAACAGAATTGAATTGCGGCAGCTCCTAGTGTTCCTATTAGACCACCGACAGCACTACCTGCACCTGATGAAGCGGCTCTCTTAGAAGCAGCATCTTGTTGGTCTGCTGTTAATTGTGCTTCAGCTAATGTAGCAACTCTATCAAGTTCATTCTCTGCTGATGTCCATGCCCATTCCATGCTATCAGCATAGTACTGCCACAGATTGTCATAGGAGTTTTTAGATATATCAAGTAATGCGTTAGCATTTAATTCGTTAGCACGATTAACAGAAGCAGTATCTGCTGTGGCAATCTGCCTTCGCCATTGAGCATTACTTTGTGCTATAACCATTTGATTCTGTGCATTAAATTGGTCACGTTGATTGTTTAACTCAGCATTAAATCTTTCTACAGTATTAGCTTGACCTGCATTAAATTGTCCTTGAGCATTTGCTTGAGATGCATTGAACTGTGCTGTTTGAGTTCCTAAGTTTTGAAAAAACTGTTCTACTTGATTTTGACTAGAAGCATTAAACTGTCTACTAGCATTTGTAGCCGCTTGGTCGGTAAACAAACTTTGTGTTCTTTGTTGTGCCTTAAATAAATCTGATTGTTGCTGATTAGATAAGTTAGCCATATCTAACTGCATAAAGTTTTGTGCATTTTGTACAGCAGATTGTTGTCTATTATTTAAGTTAGACATATCCATGTTAGATAGTGCTGATGCTTGAGCTATAACTAAAGCTTGTCGGTTTGACAAGTTATTTAAATTCATAGTATTAGCAGCTCTACTATTTTCAAGTGCTATGTTTTGTTCAGCAGTAAAGTTTTGATTGGCTATGTCTCCAATACGAGATGCATTTTGCACTCTTGATTGGAAAGCTTGGTCAAACTCTTGTCCTATAAATGTTGCACGTTGTTGTGCCGCAAGCATAGCACGTTGTTGTCTATTAGATAAGTTAGCTGATTCAAATGCTGCATTAGTTTGTGCATCTGCTTGTGCAATAGGTAGTGCAGATTCTAACGCACCTTGTATCATAGCTTGTCCTGCCATGCTAGATGCACCTAATCCTCTTTGTGCCATCTGTGCCTGTACAGCACGTAATGTTCCTGCTGCCCAAGAGGGTGGATTGCTTGCATCAAAGTTGGCAGTTAATGTAGCAAGTTGTCCTTGTACAGTAGCTTGATTTGTAGGACTAGCTGTAGCAGCTTCTATTTGTTCTGCATAAGTAGAAGCAGTTTCTGCGTTAGCGGCACCTGATATTAATTCACCTGATTGTACTTGTCTTTGTACAGGATTCTGTAATAGTATTGCATTACCTTGAGCAGAATTTAAATTTCCTACACTTGATGCAGTTTGTTGAGCTGCTAATACTTGAGCACGAGGGTCTGCTTCATTTGTTTGTGCTGCCTGTAATGTATCTAACGATGTGTTAACTTGTTCTGCTACACCTTGAGCATCCATAACATTTGCTGTAGTAGCAGTAGGCTGTTGAGCCATAGTAGTTTGAGCCATTGCTGTTGGCACAGAAACAGTTCCTGATACTTGACCACTTGTAGGTGCAAGCATTTGTTCTTGAGTTAATGTAGTACCTACAGGAACAGTTGTTCCACCAGAAGGTAACGCAGGATTAACAGCTTGTTGAGCAGATAAATCGCCAATACTAGCATCTTTAGGCACACTTAGTTGTGGAATATTTTGTTGTGGTAATCCACGAGGGTCTGCTTGATTTACAGGAGTTACACCACCTGTCTGCATCTTAACAACACCACCACGAGCCATCTCTTGTGCTTTACTTCTGTACACAATCATCTCACGTTCTTTGTCAGGGTTCTGCTTTAGGTAATCATCAAACTTGTCCATGCTACCTGCATAACCCATACGTGTGGCTATCTTTTGCATCCCTTGTGGCTTGAAGCCTTTAAACATTGCCATTATCTATTTCCAATCAATATCTTATCCAACTTATCTTCTAATCTTTTGAGTGCATCCATAAGATTGTGCATATCATCTTTCACATCATCCTTACGTGCATAGTCCTCACGTGTCTTGTTCAAGAGTATCTGTATGCGTTTTACCTCTTGGAACATCTTGTTAAATGCCCAGCCGAATGGTACAACAACCATAGTCAGGATTATGTTCCAGAATAACATTGCATCCATTTCCATGTTAATCAGCTTCCTCTATTGTGTTGCCTTCAGCTACCCATTCTTGGATTGCTTGGTAGTCCGTGTTGGCAGGGTCAAGGGGTACAGATAAATGTCTATTATTAATTACACAATTTATAGATGAGTTTTCATTAGAATTATTCCTTTTATTATACTTTGCATTTTTAATTTCTATATTATCCATAATAACTCCTATTATAATTCTGAACTTAAAGCCAAAAACCCTGTGGTACTGTTAGAGTTTAATAATTGAGATGAGCCACCGTCTGTTAAACCACTACTAACAACAGCATCAATTACTATTATATTATTGGAGTAATTACCACCTCCCTCTATAGCTATAGAAGTAAGAGCTATAACATTATCACTGTCATACAAAGAATAATTACTAGCTGTTCCAGTAGTTTCTAATGAAGGGGATGCTCTCATTGAAACTACAGTGTTAAGGTATGCTTCTGCGTTTGTAGTACTTAAATTAGAAGCAATAGCATATCTTGCAAAAGATGTTGACCCACTATACCTCTGATAATACCTCTGACACAAAGCTAGTTCTTCCCCAAATGACCTATGCTCAAATGGTGTGGCTTGTGAGCCTACTTC